GGGGAATACGAAAATAAGATCAAGCGCCTTGAACAACAAATGGAGCAATTAGGGCAAGTTGCTATTGATGTTTTATGGAAGACAAAAGATGGAACAAAAACTGCGGTACTCTCCGGTACAAAAGTTAAAGAACAAACCGATGAGGCATTAAAAGCATACTAAAAATATTATGAGACTAGCGGAGATTATGCAACTGCATGGGCTATCAAAGAGCAAGAACTTATTAGTAGTAATTCTACACTAAGCGATGAACAGCTTAAAAAGATGATTTCAGCAAGTAAAAAAGACTACTTTGATAAAGAAACAAAATCTTCTAATTCGGAAGCAAAAAAACTTCAAGAAGATTATTATGACTATATCGCGGATCTTAGTAAAACATCAACTAAAGATAAAGTAGATCAAGAAATTATACAAGAAGCCTATAAGTACCAAAAATTCCTCGATGAGCATAAGCTTTCCTTAGAGCAAAGAGAGGCATTAGAACGAGCGTTTACAACTACAATTGATCGCATCCAAGAAGATGGGCAGAAAGCAAGTCTAAAAAAGCAAGAAGATGCTCTTTTAGAATACTATAAAGCGATTGGCAATGATGTAAAAGCAGGGGAAATACAGCTTCAAAGGTACAAAGAGGAACTTGATAAAACAAACCTATCACAACCTCAAAAAGACCAAATGTATAGTGTTGCAAAAAATGATTATGATAGAACGGCTCTTTCAAAACAGCTAGATCAAAATGAGCGCTATTATGAGGCAATAGGTGATTATGCTCTTGCGGCGCAGATGAAGATTGAGAAGCTACGCCTTGAGCTTGAAAAAGACAATTTTTCTACAGATCAAATTGACCAAATTATAGCAGCGGAAGAGAAAGCTCTTGCAAAAACAAATGCATACTCCACAATTCGTATTCAAAATATTACAACGTTAAAAGACGCGATGGATCTATACCAAGAGCAAACACTCGTAAGTGCTAAGAGCTATGGTGAGCAAGTTCTCGAAATAATGAACAATGTTTCAAGTGGCATGAATAGTAGTTTTGAAAGCTTTTTTGATACTCAAAGTAGCAACTTTATGGACTTTAGAAACCTTGCAAACAATATTTTAAATGATATTTACATGTCCATTATGAAAACGGCTGTTATTCAGCCTTTGGTTAGTAGTCTAACTTCAGGGGTTGCAGGCATTGCTGGAAACATACTATCGTCGTCTCCGTCTTCTTCTTCATACGATTATGGCAGTGGCTCACTTATAAATTCATATTTTCAAGCATATAAAGGTGGGATGATCCCTTATAATGATGGTGGATATACAGGAGACGGTGGGAAATACGAACCCAAAGGCGTTGTTCATGGTGGTGAGTACGTCATCCCCCAATGGATGGTTAAACAAAATAAACCTCTTGTCTCAGCACTTGAAGTATCAAGAAAAAGAGGATACGCCGAGGGGGGGAGTGTCGGAGGAAGTATATCGACCACTCAAGCCACTGGCAATATGAAAATACAGATCATTAATCAAAGCGGTACACCTATGGAGGTTACAAACACTAAAAAGACTATGGATGCAGAGGGTGAAGTAATACAGCTATGGATCAGTGGAATTTCTAAAAATCGATATGGGTCACGCGATCTATTGGGAGGGAATTAATGGCTATCTATCCATCCTCCCCTAAAATTTCGATTGATAGCAGTAGCAAAACAATCAAAGAGTCAGTGCGTAGCCAAAGCGAAGCAGCATATACAATGTCTCGCCCAAAATATACACGAAAAAGAGAGAGTTTTGAACTAGTTTATACCAATATTTTAGTGACGGATTACCATATTTTGAAGAATTTTTTTATTACATACCAAGGGCAAAACTTTACGTATGTAAATATTGTCGATGGGTTAGAGTATACAGTTACGTTCAATATGGACGAACTTTCTCTTAAACTTGTAGGCGCAGGCAGATGTTCAACTTCTGTCTCATTGCTCGAGGTCTAAATGCGAAATCTTAAACTAGCAACCATCGCCGACCTTAACGCGCTAGGAACCGATAGCGTACTTCTTTGCGCGCTAGAGGTAAACATTCCATCAACTCCGACCGTTTATGTCGTGAACAATGGTGAAAATATCACCTTCCAAGAGCATGAATTTACCGCGTTTACTTTTGATATTGGCGAGATTACTGCAGGCAAGGGTGAGACGCCTAGTTTTCAAATAAGCCTAGACAACACTTTAAGGATCATGTCGCAATACATCATTATGTATGACACCTATTTAAAGCAAAATGGCATCGACGGTAATGGCGTAACGTGTGTCGCACATATTTTAAACACCTATGATCTTAGCGAATCAGTCTTGACTGAATATTTCCAACTCACAGATTTTAGCAATGCCAATAATGCAGTCACTTTCAACCTAGGAACAGAATCCCTTTACAACAAAAATTACCCACCACGCAAGATGTATGCAGATTTTTGCTCATTTAAGTTCAAAGATGCGCGTTGTGGCTATACGGGTAGCGCTCTTACATGTAACAAAACGCTAAGCGATTGCAGAGCAAAAAGCAACAGCTCTCGCTTTGGTGGCTTTATGGGCTTAGGGCAAGGATATCGCGTATGAAACTAGCGGACTACATCGGAATCCCTTTTGAGCAAATGGACTGTTATGCACTCGTGCGCGACATCTATAAGACACAGCACAACATTGACCTTATTGACCCAAAAATAAGGTTTGATGAGAACTACAAAATTTTCATGAAATTTGCGTTGGAGGTGTCTAAGAATTGGGTTACATGTAAACCACAAAGAGGAGCGGTGATGGCGCTAAGGTACGACATCAACCACCCAAACATCGTCACGCATTTTGGGTACTGCATCGATGATAAAAAGTTTATACATACGCTCAAAGAGACGGGCGACATCGTCGATGACATTGCTAAGTACAAGACCATAACGGAAGGATTTTACACATATGCAAATCATAACGCATAGCAATATCCTTAACCCTTACGATCTTAAAGTCATTAAGTCGACCGCGCGCCATAGCTCGCAGATCGTTAAGGACCTTCTGATCGACGATGCGTATGAGGTCATTTTAGCTAAAAACTCGATTATCCAAGATGAGCCTTTTGATATTGAAGAAGGTGATGTCATAAACGTTATGTTTGTGCCTAAAGGTGGCGGTAGCGGCGGGGGGAACAAGGCATTGCGCTCGGTCATGATGCTTGTTGTCGCGGTCGCTTCCGCATGGACAGGTGGAGCGGCAACTGCTGCGTATGGGTCTATTTGGGGAGCCGTAGCCGCAGGAGGCGTGGCAATCGCAGGTAGTCTTTTGGTTAATGCCGTTTTACCTACGGCCACAAGTACAAGCTCCTTGAGCAATTCTGACTTTTCAAGCTCTACAACCTACTCTTGGGATGAGTCCTACAATAAATTTACACAAGGCACCCCCGTTCCTAAAGTTTTCGGAACGCATAAAATCACCCCACCATTGATCTCAAAATACATTCAAACCATCGACAATAAGCAGTATTTTAATGGTCTATATGCCCTTAACGATGGGCAAATTACAAGCATTTCGGACATTAAAATCAATGACGAATCGATCGCAAATTTTGACAACGTGACTTATGAAATCAGAATGGGCACAAACGATCAATACATGATCGCAAATTTCGACAATACGCGCTATGACAAGTCTATCGGTAGAAAAATAGATACTGACTACACCGTCGCTGAGACCAGTGGTGATGCCGTAACAGGGCTTACGGTAACGCTTTTGTTTGATCGAGGGTTATATTATGCTGCCGATGATGGAAGCATTGCTAACTACAGTGTAAAAATGGTTGTCGAGATTTCTAGCGATGGCGTGAACTGGAGTAGGGTTGGGGATTCTACAGACATTTATACGCCAACAGACGATTATTGGGTCGTATACAGTGCAAAAAGTGTAGGGCATTTTACACATTGGTGGCTAGATGGAAATACTGTAAAATCAAATAGTAATTATTTAAATCGTAATGATAACACATTGCCTTGGAATGTAAAACCAGTTACCTATTGGGGCTATAATGGAGGAGGCGACAACTATCTTCAATACTCTTTAACGACTGCGCCCTATACAACAATTACAAATAACACTACTTCAACTTTTAGAAAAACATTTAGTCTTAGCGGGCTTGCCCCTGCAAAATACTATGTAAGAGCCAGATTTTATGAAGCACCAAATTCTTCGTCTCGCTATGGAAGCGAGTGTTACTTAGAGTATATTACAGAAGAGCTAGGTGACGATTTTACATATCCTGGCACGGCATTGCTTTCTATCCGTGCGTTAGCAACGGACCAATTAAGCGGTAGCATGCCAACTATTTCATGCGTCGTATCGGCAAACTCTTCAAACCCTTCCTTAGTGGCAAAACAGATGCTTTTAGAGAGCGGCTATACAGAAGCTAGATTATTGCCTAGTTTTGATGACTGGGCGACGCATTGTACCAATAAAGGGTATACGTTTAACGGAGTGTTTGACACCTCCATGACACTTCGCAAAGCGCTCGATCTTGTTGGCACCGTTGGTAGGGCTTCGGTTGTCCAGTTCGGCTCAAAATTTGAAGTCATAATGGACAGAGCCGAAGAGATACCGGTGCAGTGTTTTACCTTTGGTATGGGAAACATTTTAAAAGATAGCTTTAAGCAAACGTTTCTTCCTATCTTAGATCGTGCCAACGTCATCGAAGTGACCTATTACGATTCAGATTTGGATTATGATCCTACCATTGTGGAGGTTTCTAGCGGAAATTATGACAGCGTTGCAGAAGAAAACAGAACAGCCGTAACATTGCCAGGATGCACGGATAGAAGCCAAGCGATAAGCTACGGCAGATACCAGCTTAACTGCAATAGATACCTAACCGAAACCTTAGAAATAGAAGCCGACAAAGACTCTTTAGTCTGCAAATATGGCTCCATCGTAAAAACCAGCCACGACACACCTCAATATGGTTTTAGTGGTCGCATCACTTCTTGTACTTTAACACACGTCACCCTTGATCGTGAGGTCACGCTTGAAAGTGGGAAATCATACTACATTCAGATCAGCGACAAATACAATAATGTCAAAGACCATTTGGTCACAAACACCAACAACACAACCGATACATTGACGTTTACTTCGGCAATAACAGACGTTTATGAGCAGTACGATAAATATGCCTTCGGTGAGGTTGGAAAAGCTTCTAAGCTTTATAGAGTTCTTAAGATCAGCACGAGCTCAGATCTTAAACGAAAGCTCACTTTGCTTGAATACAACGAGGATGTCTATAACGATAGCGCAATTATTGATGTGCCTATCATTTCTGCTTTTGGACTTAGCAATCTTAGAGCAACAGACTATATTCGCTATGCAAAAGATGGAAGTATAGAGACGGTTATGCAATTGGCATGGAGTGGCAGCTCTCTTTATTACACGATCAAATATAAAAAAACAACCGACAGTGTTTATACCTCTGTTAAAAGCTATGACAACCATATCGATCTAGTTGTAGATGATACGATTTATGATCTCACTGTTCAAGATCAATTAGGAAATAGCTTATCTCTAAACTATACCGTCCTTGGAAAACTAAACCCACCTGATCCTGTTACAAATTTATCTTATATCGAGCAGCAAGATGAATTTAAAATCACGTGGGATTATGAGTTATATCCCATTGATTTTAAAAGTTTTAATGTCTATGTAGACGGTGTTTTATTCTCTTCCCAAAAAACGACTACATGTACCATCCCTATCAAAGATAGGAAGCAGAACGTGCGAGTATATGCCGTAGAC